GGCGAGGGTAAGCCCGTAGTCATTGATGAACATGAATGGCGAACTGTTGAAAATGCCTTGACAGACGGCTATACCAAAGGCTCTGTTGCCGGAGAAATGATAGTAGAAGACAAAGGCATAATGTGCGACCTCACAATCTTGGATGCACAAACCATCGAAGAAATCAAGAGCGGCATCTTGGTGGAGATTTCTGCCGGATATCGAGCTGATTTTGAGAAAGAAGACGGCGAGCTAAACGGCCAGCCATATTCTTATGTTCAAAAAAACATCGTGTTTAATCATATTTTGCTTTGCCGCAAAGGCGAGGGCAGATGTGGGGCCGATGTTAAAGTTATCAACAAAAAAACAGGAGAAAATAAAATGTCTTATACAATTCGCATGAAAATTGGCAATAAAGACAAAGAAATGGAATTCTCATCCAAAGAAGATGCCGATAAGGCTCAAGAGATGGCCAATGCCGCCGGTGAAGCAAAACAAGCCGACATCGACAAAGCCGTTGAAGAAGTCTCTTCTTTGAAAGAGCAGGTTGCCGCTTTGAATGCCGATTTGGAAGAAAAGAAATCTTCCATCGAAGAATACAAAGAAAAACTTGAAAATGCTTTGTCTGAAGAAGCTCAGGAAGAAATTGCCGAAGATCTCATCGCTCAAAAAGAAGCTGAGGAAGCCGTTGTCGATGAAGAAGTTGACGATAAAGAAAAAGAAGAAGTCAAAAACTCCATGAAAGGCATGAAACGCTCTGAGCGTGCCATGTTCTTGGCTACCCACGTAATGAACAAGCGTGGATTGGACATCAAAGAATGGGATGACAATTCTAAAATTGCGTCTTTCATGACCATTGCCGCTGAAGCAAAAAAGAAAGTGCAAAACAAAAAAGCATTGAGCAACAACCCCGGCAACGTTAATGGTGCCAAAGTTGTGAACTCAAAAACCGGAAACAACGGGATGTCTGCAAAAGACCGTATGTTTTCTTGGAAACACAAATAACAAGTAGGAGAAACAAACATGTCTAGAGGTGTTTATATGGGTACCGCTTTTGGAGCAATCCAAAACGCAGTATTCGACCAGCCGGCGGCAGGTGTACATGGCGGACTTTATGCAGCCAGCGACATTAATCTTTGCGATGCCATCTCAGTTGGCGAAGCAAACGGCATTGATGTCGGTCTGGGTGTTGTCGCAAGTGCTATCGCATCCGCCAAAATTTCCGGCATTAACGATTTGGAAGCTAAATTGCCGGCAGCTGCTGACGCCGCAATCTATGGCTTTGTAATCAGAACGCAAGCAGGATGCACCGATGCATCTGGCAAAAACTATGTTCCGGAAAAACGTCAGGCCACTGTCTTGAGATACGACAGAGTAGGCGGTCGTTTCTGGTATAAAATGCCGGCCGAATTTACTCCGGATTCAAAAGTATACATCGCTTATACCGATGATGCCGCTGCCGGTGGTAAAGGTCATTTGACTGTAACGACCGAAGCAAGCAAAAACTTTGAATTAACCAAGCTGAAAATCCGCAACTCAGGTTCTAAGGATGATTTGGCTTTAATCGAAATCGTAGCGTAAGGGGAGAATAAACAATGTCTAAAGGTTCTTTCACATACGGCGGACAAGCAAACGTAAATATGCAGGAAATCGCATTCAGCATCTATACCGCTGTTGATTCTGCGTTTTATGATGTCGAATATCCGGAGCATGACTGGTATAAAGTCGTAAAAGAAGATCAGGTGCTTTCTGATATTAACGCCGGTGCAACTCAGTATGCATTCATCAGCCGTGACCGCCAGGGTGCCGCCGCATTCAGAGGCCAGGCTGAAAACAACAACATCCCGATGGTAAGCCAGACGGCCGGTTCGTCCACTGTTCCGTTGTGTGCGTCTAATGTCGGGGCAAAAATCGACAACGAAGACGCTCGCCAGTATCAGATGGGCTTTAACGGAAACTTGGCTCAGGATTTGGGCGAATGTATGCGTTTTGCTTGCGATAACTTGGTTGAACGCACCGTATTCTTCGGTGACGATTCCGTTGGTTTCAAAGGCTTCATGAACTTCCCCGGTGTAACTGTATCAACCGCTTCAACTGCGGCCGCCGGTGGAACAGAATGGAGCAAGAAAACCGCTGCCGAAATGGTAAAAGATATCAATGACGGCTTGGCGGCTGTATGGACCAACTCCAGAGGCGTGTTCCTGCCCAACACGGTATTCTTGCCGTTAGAGCAGTTCAACCTCTTGGCGACCACTCCGTACACCTTGGGAGCTTCTGCCGCTGTGTTCCAATCTGCTTTGGATTATGTGAAGAAATACAACATCTACACAAATCAGCGCGGAAAAGAACTCGAAATCATTCCTATCCGTTACCTGAAGAACGCAAACGCTTCCGGCGACAAAGGGCGCATGATTTTGCAGGACAGAAGCAAACGCAATCAGGCTTTGCCGTTCCCGATGGGCTACACCTTGCAGGCACCAGTTCCGGTTCCGCTGGGCGCAGAGTTCTATTCGGAACAGAAGCATGGTTCTTATGTAATCCGTCAGCCGTTGTCTACATTATATGTAGATGGCATCTAATAAATTAATTCAATGGGGAGATACCAATATGGCTTTTCAAAAAAAACAAAATAACGGAGCCGCCGCACCAAAAGCGGCTCCCGCAAACCAAACCGCAAAGAACATTGTCGCAGCAACCGGCACTGTGGTTTTGACCAACACAACCACAAACCCGATGCTCTTAAACGAGGGTGCTCATAAAATTATGATTTATCCGAAAGAATTAAAATCTGTGGATAAAACTGTTTTTCAAGCATTGCAGAAAAACGACATGATTAAAATATGGCTTGATAAAGGGCTTTTGCGGTGTAATTACCAAGCAGATGCACAAGAGGAAGAAGACAGAACAATCTCTGTTACTCCGGATGAAGCACCGGCCGAATTGACAAATCCGGTCGAGAAACACGAAGACGGTCGCTCTGTATCTGCGGAAGTAACCAAGAAAGAAGCCGCCGGTTCAATTACATTGGATTAATTAACCAAAAGTAGGAAGCAAGAACATGAGTTTTGATTATGCACAATTTATTGCCGTATATCCCGAGTTTTCCGACATTCCGCAGGCAACTGTTGAATTTAAGGGAAATCTGGGCGACAAAATCCTGAGCGATACATCTTGGGGCGATGTGCGTGATGAAGCTCTGTTCTTGTGGACTGCTCACCGCCTTGCTTTGGAATATAACATTGCCAAGGCTCTAAAAACCAACAAAAAGAATTCTATCAATCCGGGCTTGGTTAGCTCGCAAAGTGCAAGCAATGCCAGCCTGTCAAATTCATATAGCCACAGTGCGATGGTTTCATCTGACAACCCGATGGAAGCCGATTATTCACGCACAACCTACGGCTTGGAGTTTTTATCATTAATGAACATGGTAATGCCTGCCGGATATGTTGTGATAAGTGGCGAAAATTACTGTTGTAGAGGATAAAAAAATGCGTGATTTTAGCAAGAGCATCATGATTGGCAATGCTTATAAAAAATTTGAAAGAAAATATGAAGAAAACGGAAATAAAATTATGGAAATTGTGGAAGTTGGCGGAAATACTTTGCCTAATTGGGTTAATCGAGCATCATCAGATGATAAAAATGTCATAAAAACAGCTCTTCAAGGTGGACTTCCTAATTCAACATACAAACTCTATGTAAACGGAAAATTAGAAATGGACAAGAAGAATTAAAATGTCAAATGCTTCTATGTCGGCAAAGATAAACAAAGAAAACAATCCCGATTGGCTTGATAAGGTCATGGCCAAAGCGGTAAAACTTACCGAGATAGAAGCAGCCGCTGGATTTCCTTCAGGGCAAAAAGAACTTAACACACCACACTATGACAACGGGGCCAGCATCATAGACGTGGCACTCTGGAATAATTATGGAACATATAATTCTCCTGCCCGTGATTTCATGACCCCATCAGGAAAAAAAGCCAAGGAGCGGTGGAACAAAATCGCTCCTGACCTTTATAATGAGGTTGTAAACGGAAAATTGGACGCTGTGGAAGCGTTAGAGAATGCCGGACAGATTGGAGCAACCGAGATAAAAAAAGCGATTGTTGACCTAAAAACACCGGCAAACGCACCCATAACCGTCAAAGGTGGATGGATGCACAACAAAAAAAGCGGTAAATTGTTCAAGGTTGAGGGCAAAAAGAGCAATAATCCGCTTGTAGATACCGGAGCAATGGCCAACGCAGCAACCTACGTTGTCCGCAAAAAGAAAAAATAGTCCTTTTGACTTTGTATTTTTTGTGGGGTAAACTTGAGAAAAACAATGATAGGAGATGAATATGCGTGATTTCTCAAAAACAATTCGGGTTAAAAACTCCATGAAAGGCATAGACGGCGTGCATTTGGATGTGCCGTTGTTTATTCGCCTTTTAGAATTTGCCAGAGAAGAAGCTAAGGATGACATTGATTTGCACGTCATAACCGAAAATATCAATAGGGTATGGCAAGGATATGAGGAAAGCGGAGAGCCACGCTCATTTTTGACCATGCAAGATTATGATGCCATCATTGAGGGATTAAAATAACCATGTCGATACTTCCTTTTGATTTTAGCCAAACGTTAGCAGAATTTGCTTGTCCGGAGAGCTTTACCGCTTATGAAATGGTGGGGCAATATGTCCGGGGCGAATGGGTTATGACAAAGGAAAACGAACGCACCATTGATGAAGCCATTTTGCTTGATGTGGAAGAAGAAATCCTTGAAATCTTAACCGAGGGAAACTTGGTAGATGAAGCATACAGCATTATGTTTGCCAAAGACTATGATGAGTTTTTTATTATGGATCAAAACAACGCAACAATCCAAAACAAGCAGACATACGTTGTTATTGATAACAAGGAATTTATTGTAAAGAGAAATCCCAAAACCGCCAAAAATTCAAACTTCCGCAGTTATTATGCTATCAAATATAAGGACATCGCCAATGGTTAAAACAGTAACGACAGAGGAAGCAAAAGAGCTTATTCGGGCGGCGGTTAAACTCGCCACCGGATGGGAAACAATCCTATGGCCATCGCAAGGTCCGCAGGCCGCAAATCAATATTGCACCGTTCGCTTAAAAGACGATTTGCCATATCAATACGACATCAGCGAAGAAAACGTAGATGAAGATGGCAATATGATATATGACGAAATTCAAGAAACAATTATGGAGTTTGAAATTCAGGCCTACGGCAAAGGGGCTATGGACAAGCTCAAATCTTTTATTGCCAAGCTAAAACATGATGAACGCTTCTACGGCGCAAATGATGCCGCCGATTTGGAAGAAAAGTTCAAAGATGCTCCGTTATGGGAATATATGGGCTTAGGCGGACATGACAGCGTGCAAGACATATCCATGCCGTTTATGGGAGCCGCACAACCGAGGGCAATCGTCACAATTTACATGAATGCCCTATGGCAAGACAAGCAGCCGAAATCAGAAGTTGACAGTTTTGATACGGTTGACATAACTGTGGAAAGCATAAATAATGATAACAAATTTGTGCTTGAAATTAACAAATAACAAGAAGTAGGAGAATAAGATGTCTCAATTACCAATTTCTTATGACATTCAATTCAGCCTTTCCAAAGCGAGCGGAGCGGCTGCAAGAGATATGACCTTGCTTAGTTTGTTCTCAAACAAGACAAACTTTTTGCACGGCGAAAGAGTAAAGTTGGCATCCACATGGGATGGATATCAAAAATATTGCACAGTTGGCGACACTGTATATTGGGCCGGCAATGCTTTCTTTTCAAAAACAAACAGACCAAAGAGAATGGCAATCTCGGCAATTTATGATGCCGACCAAGCCGCATATGCTTTGTCTCCGGCGGTTAAATTGGATGCATTAAAAGCCGTTTCTGATGGTGCTTTCAAAATTACTGTTGACGGAGCATTAAAAGAAATTTCAGGTCTTAACTTTAACGCCGCTACATCGGTTGAAAAAGTAGCCGAAGTTTTGAACGGAGTCGCAAGCGGCGCATTCGTTGCCAGCGACTACAATGGCCAGTTGCTTGTAAAATCTGCCACACAAGGCGCATCATCTACCATCAGCTATGCTATGGCACCGGATACCGGAACAGACGTATCCGACATGCTTGGCTTGTCTGAAAAAGCCGGTGCAACTGTTGTGGACGGCTACAAACACGGAACATTCTTGGAAGAAGTAAACCAATGTATTGATTTTGCCAACAAAATGGGCGTTAATGTGTTTGGCTTTGCTTTAGACAGCGGATACAGAGATACACAAGACCAAAAAGACTTTGCTGATTGGGTAAACGCACGCTCATATCGCTCAGTTTGCTCTTTGGTATCAAACAACCCAACCGCATATTCTGCAAGCGATAGCACCAACATTGTGTCTTATTGCAACAAAAAAGGCATGAGCAACGTTGCCACATTCTACCACAACAACGCACAGGTATATCCCGATGTTGCATATTTGGCTGAATTTTTGGCCGTTAATTATA